AAAGAATTAGCTAAAAATAGAGTAACTATGAAAAGAGTTGATCTTTGTCGTAACATGCAAACTTATTTAAAAGCTGGAAAATATAAAGGTAAATACAAAGATAAATCTTGTGTATCTTGGAAAATAGAAGGGGAACCTACTGATAGTAATAAAATTATTTGGGAAGGAGAAGCTGTTGTTATAGATGAAACAGCAAAAAATGAAGATGAATAAAATTCCAGAATTTGTACCAGGTCCACCCGGTACAGGAAAAACTCATGTATGGTTGAAAGATAAATACGCAGAATTTTTAAAAGCTGGATATGAATGGGATAGAATAGTTGTTTTATCTCATACCAACACTGCAGCAGAAGAAATCGTAAAAGCTGTTAAAAATTTACCACAGATAAAAGATGTGCCCGATACAAAACTTGAAGATCAAATATGTACAATTCATTCTTATTTTAGAGGAGAATATTTGCCATTACAAAAATACGAACAAACAGAACATAAAAAATTTTGTAATGAAAATGTAGCAATGAAAAATTGGAACAAAGGTAAATGGGACAAACATCCTTTGTATACTTTTTCCTCTCACGCGCACGGTAAAGAAATGACTTTCGATCAATATTGGCAAGTGTGTAATACACAATCTTACGAACCTTATAATAAACATCATCTAAAACCATTAAAGGAAAAATATGATGCTTTTAGAGAGAATTATAAAAAACTTTCTTTTGAAGATATGATAGATAATTTTAGATTTCGTGCAGAGGTCCCAACCAACATAGATATTTTAATAGTGGATGAAGCACAAGACTGTAGTAAACCACAGATAAAAGCTTTACAAAAAGCAGCTACAAATGCAAAAAGATTTATATTTATAGGTGACCCTGATCAAACAATTCATGAGTATGCTGGTTCTGATCCTGATTTTTTTTATAAATTAGCAAGCACACAAGAAGCAAAAGATAACGAACTTAAAGAGGGTCTAAGATGTGGAGAAACTATTAACAAAATTTGTAAAAATATTATAGCTCCTGTTTGGGATAAATGGGGAGTTAATGCAGTGAGAACTTGGACTCCTGTAGAAGGTGTTGTTGGTAACTCTTATTGGATACCCAGTATTGAACAGAGTTGTGAAGCTAGTGAAATATTAATTAATAAAATATTAACTACTGATGAAAGTTTTTTATTTACATACAGAGGCAACCCAACTCACAAAAGAATTAATCAGTTTTTAGAATCCAATGGTATAGATTACAAATTGGTTTCTAATGACCACCCACATGTTTCCAGGAAACACTTTAGATGTTTTAAAACATGGAACAATTTTTTAAATGATAAAGTTTCTAAAAAACAAATTATGGAGTACTGGCCTTTAATAGGTAAAGCTGTAAAAGTTTATGGAAAAGGTTCTGTTGATAAATTAAAACCTTTACATGACAAAGAGTATAATATCCAAGAGTTTATTAATATGGGTTTTATTTTACCTGAAGCTAAACAATACAAAGATTTTTCAGAGGTATTAATAGAAAAAGATTTGATTGAAAAAGTGCCTTTCATAAGAAAAGTATTACACAACAAAATGGATATAGAAAAAATGCCTAGAGTTGAACACGATACCATACACAAAGTAAAAGGTTTAACTTATGATAATGTTATTGTTGATCTTTCTGTGTACAGGAAAGAAAGAGATGTGTACGAGCCAATAAGGTTAGCTTATGTTGCTTACAGTAGAGGCAAGATAGATTGTTGGAGTATAGGAACTTCTAATTTTAAATACATGCCGGGTGGACTAGCAGGCATACAAAATCACAGAAGAGAAATATTAGAATTGTAAAGGAGGTTATATGAGTAAAGTATGGGACAAACAACATGGCGGAAGTCACTATCAAAAATATAAAATTCAACCCAGTAAGTTTGTAGTAGAGAACGAATTGCTATACCCTGAAGGTTGTGCTATAAAATATATTATCAGACACCGTGATAAGGGAAAGAAGCAAGATATATTAAAAGCAATACATTTTTTAGAAATGATTATAGAGAGGGATTATAATGTGTAACACACCAGAAGATTTAGATCTAAATGGTATAGATACCGTAGCATTAGATATCGAAACCTATGATCCTAATTTAAAAACTAAAGGACTAGGAGCAATAAGAGGTGATGGTTTTATAACAGGTGTAGCTGTAGCTACAGGTAAAGATACGGTTTACTTTCCTTTACATCATTCGGATCACGTAAAATCTGATTCAGAAAAGAAAAATTTTTGGGACCAGATAAATAAAAAAATATTGCAAAATAAAAACATTACAAAAGTTTTTCACAATGCAATTTATGATGTTTGCTGGATGAGAGCAGAAACTGGTAAGATGTTAAAAGGTCGTATTGTAGATACTATGGTAGCCGCATCTGTTATTAATGAAAATAGATTTAAGTATTCTTTAGATGCTTTGTCAAAAGATATATTAAAAGATGAAAAATATAAATACGACTTACAAGAAAAAACATTTCAATGGTCTGGTGGTATGCAAAAAGACCCTATGTCTAACATGCACAAATTACCTTCTCATGTTGTAAAAGAATATGCAAAACAAGATGTTAATTTAACTTTAAGACTATGGAATATATTTGATAAACAGTTAGATAAAGTTTTACATACTAAAAAAAATGGAGAACAAAAAACTTGTAGAAATATATTTGAATTAGAAACAAGATTATTTCCTTGCCTAGTAGATATGAAGTTTAAGGGAGTTAGAATAGATACACAAAAATTAGAAGCTTTTGGAAAAAAACTTAAATGTAGAAGAGATAACTTATTAAATATTATTAAGAAACATACTAAAATAGATGTTCAATTATGGGCAGCAAACTCTGTAAAAGATTTATTAAAAAATCAAAAGATAACTAATTATGAAAAGACACCAAAGTCTGGTATGCCAAAACTTCCAAAAGATTATTTAAAAACTCATGCAAATAGATTTTTAAGAATGCTTTCAAAAGCAAGAGAAGCTGACAAAGCTGTTAATACTTTTATAGAAGGATTAAAAGGATATATTCACAATGGTAGAATACATGCAGATATAAATCAAATAAGATCAGATGCAGGTGGAACGGTGACCGGAAGGTTCTCAATGAGTAATCCAAACCTGCAACAGATACCTGCTAAAGGGTACTACGGTAAAAAAATGCGAGAGTTATTTTTACCAGAAGAAGGACATCAATGGGGATCATTTGACTATTCACAACAAGAACCACGTATTGTGGTGCACTACGCCATAAAACATGGTCTATCAGCGACTCAGGAGCTCGCAGATAAATTTAATAGTGATGAGGCAGACTTTCACCAAATCGTTGCTGACATGGCTAATATTCCCAGGAAACAGGCAAAATCAATTAATCTAGGTTTATTTTATGGCATGGGTAAGGGTAAACTACAGGCAGAGTTAAATTTAGATAAAGCACAAGCTAAAAAGTTATTTGATACCTACCATGATAAAGTTCCTTTTGTAAAAGAACTGTCAGATAATTTAATGGGTTTTGCAAAAGAACATAGATTAGTCTTTACTCTTGAAGATAGATTTTGCAGATTTGATACTTACGAAAGTGTAAATAAAAGATGGAACAATAAAGAACGTAAGTTTGAAGAATGGGATCCAGAAGCTAAAGAAATAAAAAATGAAAAGACTGGTAATATTACTTATCAAGGTGATTGGGTTGCACCTAAACTTATGGCTAAAGAAGTAGCATGGGAAAAATTTAAATTACAATTTAATTCTAGATCATTATCAAAAGCTGAAGGAGGTAAAGGAAAGGTTGAGGAACTTACAAACGAAGGTAGGATAGCTTGGTTTGCTCAATACTTTGTTCCTGCTTTTACTTACAAAGCTTTAAATAAATTAGTTCAAGGGTCCGCTGCTGATATGACAAAAAAGGCAATGGTTGATTTATATGAAAAAGGTATAGTGCCTCACATACAAATACACGATGAACTTTGTGTATCAATCAAGGATCACGAAACACGGAACACAGTTAAAGAAACAATGGAGAATGCTATACAACTAAAAATTAATAATAAAGTTGATTGTAAAACTGGTCCCAATTGGGGTACAATTAAATGAGGATAAATTATGGCTTACTTAAATGCAAACATACCACCGACTTATGCACAAATAAGAAAGGAGTATCTGTATGATCTTAAAAAACATAAAGGAGAAGTTAGTGACTGCATTATCTTTGGTCTTAGCGCTCTTACAGGTCGTGCTATATTATTTCATGCTATTATGGAAAACGGTGCAATATTTTATCGCTTACCA